CGTGGACGTACGCGCCGGGGGAACCGTCGTAGGGGTTGAGGTAGAGGACGAGGGAGGACGCGGGCGCGGGCAGGGTGGCGGGGCTCATGGTCGATGACTCTCCAGGGTGTAGCGGTGTCGGGGCGGGCGAGGTTGCCCCGTCTGCCATCCGGCGTGGTGTTCCGGGTAGCAGACGGCGCCCCCTCGCAAGGGATTGCGGGCTTAGGATGCCGATGTGTCACGAGTGAGGCCGTGTAACCTGACTCGGGAGGGAGACGTGTTACAGAATAGTGGAGCCTCTATGCCGATGTGTCTCTGTTACCTATGTAGAACGTAAAACAGGAAGAGTATAGAGATGTAGTAAATGTGTGTAGTGGGGAGTTTCACGTTCTACACGTTACACAGTGACACATCGGCATAGAACCGGCGCTATTCTGTAACCCTTCCCCGGTGAAGTCAGGTTACACGCGCCCCGAGTCGTGACACACGGGGCGCCGTGCAGCTGCTCAGCTGAGGGCGGGGCGGGTACGGGCAGCCTCCAGCATGCGCGCGTACTCCGAGCTGGTCATGTCGAGCGGTGCGCCGAACGCCCACCCGGCGCCCGCGTCACCGGCAACCTCGTGGAAGTGTGCAGCGAGCGCGCGCGCGGCCTTGAGGGTGCGAGCCTCACCAGCGAAGAAGCCGGTAGGGGTGTGCGTGACGGTGTAGGCCATGACATGCTCGCCAACTCGATTGACAGCGTACAGACCGGAGCGGGCGAGGGTATCCACGGAGCGGGCGCCGGAGTAGGTGATGACGGTGTGCTGCGAACGGGTCTTAGTGGGCATGATGGAGTCTCCAAGGTGTGAGGGGAGCGGACAGGGTTAGGCGGGCGCCGGGAAGGTGCCACCGAAGAACGCGCCGCCCTTCGGGACGATGATGTAAGGCTCCGAGCAGCTGGCCAGCATGATGTAGTTGCGGGACGCGCGGTGCTTGAACCAGTGGTCACCGGCCGCGTCCTCGTACATGAACATGAACTCGTCAGCGGAAGCGGAGCGGAGTCCGCCGCGCCCGTCATCAAGGCCGGTACGAGCGAGCGCGATAGCGAGCGCGGTGAAGAGGGAGTCAGACATAGCGGAGTCTCCAGAGGAGCGTGCCAGGTAGGGGCGCCGGGGCTCATCGCCACCGACATCAACATCATAGCCAGGGGTGCGCACATGCGCAAGGGGTAGGGGAGGAATAGTTGTCAGGGAAGTGTCAAGGCGCGGTGCACACGACACTCCGAGCACGGGGGCGCCGTGCAGCGTGTGCAGCGTGCCAGGTTCGACCGAGGGTAGAAGATCCGACCGAGGGTCAGGTTACCGACCGGTCGGTAAGGAACCCCGCCGCGCGGGTTGAGTTGACGCGCCGGCGCCGAGAGCCTACAGTGCAGCATGCCGCGCCCTCGCACTACTGAAGCCCAGCCAGCCCACCAGCCCGCCGCGTACCCGGTTGCCGACGTCGCCGACCTCGTGGTCGTGCACCGTCCATCGCCGTCCGCGCGGCGGGAGATTGTCCGCGCAGCCCTTCGCCCGGATGGCTCCCTGCCCGGCGCGGAAGCTTGCCGCCTTGCCGCTGTCTGCGGAGTCTCCGAAGCAGTCATCCGCGCGGACCAGCGGGAGCTGCGGGTAGCGCTTGCCCTCCCGCCGACGCGTCACGGCCCAGCAGCTGCGCGGGCGCGGGCGTTGGCCCGGTTCCTGGGCGTGGAAGGGGTAGAGGGGCAGGGGGTGAAGGGGCGCAAGGGTGTGGTGGGCGTTAAGGAGGCCCCCCCCTTCCAATCAGCAGAGCAAGAAATCATCGATGGAAGCGCTCTCGCGCGTGCGCCCACTGAGGATTCGACAGTACCCGGAGCCCCGTTCACGCCCGAAGAGCTATCGGCCCGCGTCCAGGGCCTCATCCGGGCTTCCATCACGGTCATGGAGCACACGTTGGCCGAGGGACGGGGCGACCGCACAGCCGTCGAGCTGGCCAAGTGGGTGGTGACTGAGGGGCGCCGAGCGTTCGAGGACGACACGGTGGACCAGAAGCAGATGCGCCAGCTCGCGGCGGCGCTTGACGCCCTTGGAGATGGCGAATGACAGCGCCTCAGACCGTGTGGTCGCCTCCTGGGGCGCCCGACAAGCTGGCAGCGAAGGTGCGGCGCCTCGTTGGGGACCGCACGGCGTTCTGCAAGCTGCTCCAAGTGCGCGACAAGGGCACCGGGCGCTTCGTCCCCTTCGTCCCCAACGCTGCACAGCGCCGGTTGTGGGACCTTCTGGACACGCGGCGCCGTGTGATCGTGGTCAAGGCGCGCCAGGTGGGCGTATCGACGGCGGTGCGCGCGTGGCAGTTCCACCGGGCGTACGCCACGACGGCGCCCGAGACATACGCGGTGCTGTCCTTCCACGAGCGGAGCGCCCGCGAGCTGCGGCGCATGGACCAGCGATGGATTCGCGGGCTTCCCGAGGGCCTGCGGCGCCGATTGGAGCGCGACACGGTGGAGGACATGGTGTTCGGGGACACGCTGGCCGGCTGCTCGTCGTTCACGACGCGCGGGGCGGGCGGCACGCGGTCCTTCTCGTTCAGCGGCGCCCACTTGTCGGAGTTCGCGTTCTACGTAGACCCCGACGAGGTGCTGGCGCAGACGACGGCGGCGGTGGGCGACGGGCCGGTGTGCATCGAGTCGACGGTCAATGCGCCGGGCGACGCGTTCCACCGCTTGATCATGGGCGCCCCTGAGAACGGGTGGGCGCTCTTCACGTACTGGTGGTGGGAGCACGCGGCGTACCGGGATGAGGCGCTTCCTGACGACTTCGAGCGGTCGGAGGAAGAGGAAGAGATGGCCGAGCGCTACGGCCTCGACGACGCGCAGTTGTGGTGGCGCCGGCAGCAGGTCACGACGCTGGGGCTGAGCAAGTTCCGGCGCGAGTACCCGGCGAACATCGACGATGCGTTCCTGGCGCGCGACAGCGGCTTCTTCGACCCGGAGAAGTTGGAGCGGATCGAGGGCATCTGGTTCGACAGCGCGGAGCGCGAGCTGGCGCCGCCCGATGAGGATGACCGCTACGTGATGGGCGTCGACACTTCGGGCGGTTTGGGGCAGGACTACTCGGCGCTGATGGTGGTGAGCCTCGCCACGATGGCGCCGGTGTACATCGAGCGCACCAACACGACGGCGCCGCATGTGTGGGCGCAGCGGGTGGCGCAGGTGGGTTTCCGCTACGGGCAGGCGATGGTGCTGGCGGAGGCGAACAACCACGGCCATGTGGTTCTGCGGGAGTTGGAGCGCCTGGGGTACAAGCGCCTGTGGGCCAGCCGGGAGGGCAAGCCGTGGACCACCAGCATCAAGAGCAAGCTGGAGGCGTACGAGTGCCTGCGTGAGGCGGTGGACGCGGAGTTGATCCCGCAGCTCGACCAGCACACGTTGTCGGAGTTGAAGGCGCTGGAGGTGCGCCGGGTGGCGCCTGAGGCGCCGGTGGGGATGCACGACGACATGGCGATGGCGTGCGCCCTGGCCTACCGGGCGACGCAGGACGGGGCGCGTGCGTTTCGCCGCGAGCAGATGGGCAACTACATGGACGCGCGGTTGACAGAGGCGCGGGCTAAGCGTATCAGGCGGCAGGTTCTGCCTTGGAAGGTGGCGACATGAAGGCATCGCAGTTCGCGGACATCTACGATGCGCACGACCACCGCTGGGAGGACCGGCGCGCGGAGATGCGGCGCCTGCGGAACGCGTACCTGATGCGGTTTTGGGACAAGCGGGAGACGGACCAGCTCCTGATCGAGACGAGCCGGGGCTACGAGCTGATTGAGAGCTACGTGGCGTCTCTGTTTGTGAAGGACCCGGCCGTGGTGGTGAAGCCGGACCTGCGAGGGGCGGGCGACCCCGAGGTAGCGCAGGAGGTGGCGAACGTTTGGCTGCATGGCGTGCGCGCCGTGCTGGAGAACGCGCTGCGGCTGGCGCTGATCTATCCGTTCGCGGCGGTCAAGCTGGGCACGCGCCCGCACCCCGACCCGTTGCAGCGGGTGACGGTGGCGGCGGTGGCGCCGTGGGATGTGATCGTCGACACGACGGCGGAAACCTGGGACATGCAGCGGTTCGTGGCGCACCGGTACTACCTGCCGGTGGAGCACGCGAAGGAGCGCTACGGCGCGAAGAAGTACTCTGAGCGGAGCTTCACGCGGTACATCACAGATGGCGTGGAGGGGCGTGGCGACGGGGCCGGCTACGACCGTGGCGGCGGTCTGGACCAGGCGCCGCCGAGCGAAGAGCACTTCATCCTCGTGGTGGAGGTGTACGACCTTGACGATGGGACGTTCAAGGTGTGGAGCCCCGACTGGAAGCGCGACCAGTGGCTGTACGATGGGATGCCGTTGGATGTGGGCGACGGGGGCGCCGATGGGGAGGGCGAGCGGGAGAAGTTCAAGGCGATCCCCTTCCGCACGGTGAGCGGCGTTGTGAAGGTGCCGCTGGTGCCGCTCTACATGAGCACGGAGCCTGACGAGCCGCTGGCTGGGTACTCGGCGCTGCGCCGGGTGTACGACCAAGTGGCGGAAACCAACATCATCCGTACGTTCCAGGCGAACGGCGTGCGCAAGGCGGCGCGGCAGTGGATGGTGGAGAAGGGCGTGCTGGACCCGGAGAGCATGGCGAAGATTGCGCAAGGGCGCGACGGCGAGTTCATCGAGGTGGAGCTGAGCACGGGGCAGACGCTGGCGGGGGCCATCGCGCCGATCCCGCATGTGCCGGTGCCGGTGGAGCTGGAGCGGTATCTGGCCGAGGTTGACGCAGATTTTGGGCGCGGGTCGGTGCTGGCGCCGTTCACGCGGGGAGAGGCGACCAAGGCGAGCGCGACCGAGGTGCAGGCGCTGGCGGCCTACACGGCGTCGGAGATTGGGCGCATGGCGCGGGCGCGCGACGCGTGCATCACGCAAACGGCGCACACGTACCTCGTGATGCTGGCCACCTTGATGGGGGGCACGAGCGAGCTGGTGCAGATGCAGGGCAAGGCGTACCAGATGGAGGCGGCGGACCTGCTGGCCGACTTCCAGATCTTCGCGCACGACTTGGGCACCACGCCGATGAGCGAGGCGGTGAGGAAGCAGGAGTTGCTGACGCTGCTGCCGCTGCTGGAGAAGCTGGGTGTGGCGCCGGACAAGCTGCTGGCGATGGTGGCGCGGTCCTTCGACCTTCCGGCCGACATGGTGGCGGCGCCCCCTGCGATGGCAGCGCCGGTGGCGCCCGAGGGCGTGGCGGGCATGGAGCGCGGCCCGCAGATTGCGGCGCCCCCTGCGCCTGGAGAGGTTGCCGGCATGCCGGCTGGCTCGACGCGGGTTGCTGAGGTCCTGCCGCCTGGAGGGGTGGTCTGATGCCGATCTACGAGTACTGGTGCGCCCAGGGCCACAAGACAACGCGGCTGCGCCCGATGGCTGAGCGCATCGAGCCGGTGCCGTGTGAGCGGTGCGGCGCGAGCGCGGGGCTGGGCGTGTCGATGCCGGCGCGCACCGCATGGTCCTGGGGCGATACCAAGTGGGACGGTTTCCACGACCGGGGGCTGGGCGTCACGCTGCGCGACGAGAAGCACCGCGAGGCGGTGATGCGCCAGCGCGGGTTGCGCCAGTTGGAGGACGGCGAGGTCGAGGCCGAGATGCGGCGCGTCACGCGTGAGCACGAGCGCCATGAGGCGCAGGTTTCGACGTTCACGCGCACGCTGCGCGAGACTGGTGATGCTGCCATCGCGGCGGCCGAGACTTTCCCCGCACACGATCTGGAGTGAACATGGACCCGATGCAGATGACGGAAGAGGCGCGCGCCGTGGGCGCTCAGAAAGAGCAGGTCATGTCGGATGCGTTTGAGAAGGGCGCCCCGACTGGCAAGTTCAGCGTGTCGGCGCTCAACGCGACGGTGGGCGCGTTCAACCGCCTGCTGATGGCGATGGGCCAGCCGGGCGACTACCCCGAGTTCAGCGGCGACACGACCAAGCTGCCCGGCGACTTTGTGCGCGGGCTGGCGATGGCGACGGACGCGGCGGCTGAGATGGGCGTCGAGCTGCCGCCCGTGGGCGAGGTCAAGAACGACGCCGGGCTGGCGCGGCTGGCCGGCGCGATGGATGCGCTCTCGAAGGACGAGCAGTTCAAGGCGATGATGGCCTCGTCGCCGGACGACCTGCCGACCGAGGAAGAGGCGCCCGAAGGTGAGGACGACACCGACAGCCTGATGATGGAGCGTGCCTGATGAGCGACACCACCCCCGCCGTTGCGCCGGCGGCCCCCTCGACCACCACGACTGCTGCGGAGGGCGGCGCGCCGCTCGCCAGCTTGCAGCAGGGCGCCCCGCCAGAGGCCGCTGCGCCGAAGGACAAGGGCGCCACGCTGACGGGTGAGCCTGCCTGGAAGAAGCAGATCAACGATCTGGTGGAGCGCGCGGAGAAGGCCCGCGCCGACAAGGAGGCCAAGGCGGCGCCGCCTGAGCCTGAGGGGCTGAAAGAGGGGGAATCGTGGGACAGCATCTACGCGTCGCAGCCGCCCGAGGTGCAGCGGGCGATGGCTGAGATGCGCAAGATGGTGACGCGCAAGACGCAAGAGCTGGCGGCCGAGAAGAAGGCCATCGAGGCGCAGCGCAAGGCGCTGGTGGCGCCCGAGATTGCCAAGGCGCTGGAGGCGCCGGCGGTGGCGGGCGAGGTCGACCCGTTCGACCCGAAGAGCTTGTCGGCGCACATCGAGGCCGAGGTCAAGCGGCGGCTGGCTGAGGTGCTGGAGCCGGTGCGGAAGCAGAGCCAGCAGGCTGAGGCGCAACAGCGGTACGAGTCCTTCATGGCCGAGCATCCTGACCTGAGCGCCGACAAGGCGCTCCGCACGGAGGTTGCCGCGCTGCTCAAGCAGAACGCGGCGCTGGACCTTTCGACGGCGTACTACGCAGTCAAGGGGCGCCGGTCCCGCGCTGCTGAGGCCGAGGCTGCCAAGCGTGTGGCGCTGGAGAGCCGGGCTGCCCAGCGTGCAGCGCTCAACGTGTCGACCGGCCCGCGCGTGGCGGGTGGGCGCGTGGAGCCGAGCATCGACCCCAAGGCGAGCGCGTGGGAAATCTACCAAACGCTTGCGAAGGCGCGGAGCGTGTAGTACCTTCCTGCCATCTCACAGCCCCGACAGGACACGCTGCTGAGGTGGCCCCCCGCCGCGGGACACGCCCCTTCACCACTGACCAGTTTAGAGGCCAATCATGCCGATCCAGAAGGACATTCTGGCGTCGACTCTCCAGATCCTGCGGGACAAGGAAGTCGACAACACCTTCCGCATCATCCCCTTGCTTGAGGCGGTGCAGCGCACCGGCACCATCGAGAAGGTCAACGGCGGCGCCTACGTGGACCACCCCGTCATCCTGACGGACCACTCCACCCTGACGCAGCTCAGCACCGGGTACGAGGCCATCAACCTGGCCGTCAAGGACCCGATGCGCACCGCGACCTACAACTGGTGCGACTTCGTGGCGCCGATCGTGCTCACCAAGAAGGAAGAGCTGAGCAACAAGGGCGAGCAGGCGAAGGTCAACATCCTTCAAGCGCGCCTCAAGCAGACGATGGGCATGGTCAAGCGCGAGGTTGAGAAGCAGCTCATCCGGGGCAACAGCACCGTGCTGACCGAGTTGCAGACCCTCAACGGCCTCGACGCGGCGACCGGCTGGTTTGAGGAAGTGGCGTTCGGCTCCCAGGCCAACACCGTGGGCGGCATCGCCAAGAGCGGCTTCCCGCTGTCCTGGCAGAACCACGTTCAGGACGGCAGCTTCGCGGCCAACGGCCTCAAGAAGATGCAGCAGCTGCTCATCGACATCCAGCAGACCGCGCCCGAGGGCGACGTCGACATCATCCTCGCCAGCCCGCTCTCCTACGGGTTGTACAAGGATGAGTTGCAGCAGCTGGAGCGCTACGTCAGCGCCACCGAGCAGCGCAACATGGCCGGCCGCCTGGGGCTGGAGTTCAACGGCGCCGCCATGTACATCGAGCCCAACCTGGGCTTCACCGGATCCGGCGGCACCAACAAGATGTCCATGTACTTCCTGAACAGCAAGCTGTTCACGGTGTACTTCGATCAGGACGCGTTCTTCTCGCTGGAAGAGCCTGACATGATCTCGGGCTACGCCGCGTTCTCTCAGAACCTGCTGGTCCGCATGCAGCTCGCCACGAGCAACCTCAGCGGCCACGGCATCCTCGTCAACGCGGAGACTTGATCATGGCCCAGAACACCCTGCTCCAGTACCTCGACAACGACGCTGGCGGCGCTGGCGTCACCTCGTCCAACCGCCGCACCACCGAGATCTTCCTCGCGGGCGAAACGGTGGTTGTGGGCGATGTCGTGTCTCTCGACTTGGCTCAGTCCAGCGACGGCGACAAGGGCCTCATCATCGTCAAGGCCGACACCGGCACCGCTACCGACACGATGGCGGTCGGCGTGGTGCTGCGTTCGGCTGAGCCGACCGGCGCCCTGACCATCGGCTCCCGCATCGAGGTGGTCACGCGCGGCCTCGTCACGGCGAACGTTGACGGCGCCACCGTCGCTGGCTCCCGCCTCATCGTCGGTTCGACGGCTGGCCGCTTGGCCATCGCTGCCGACATCGTGGAGAGCGGCGCTGCCACCGTGGCCCAGCGCCCGATCATCGCCATCGCTGCCGAGGCGGACACCGCCAACCTCGCCAAAGTCTACGTCCTCGCCAACTTCTGAGCGCGGCGTCGACTGCCCCGTCCCTGGACACGGTGCCATCCTCACCCGCCCCCCCTGTCAGCTTGCCGGCCATTCAAGGGGGGGGCAGTCCTGGGGGCGGGGCTTTCGCTTGATGGAGCACGAGCATGGCAACCCTGGCTGAGCTGCGCGGCTACGTCGCCAACGTCCTCGACTACGACCCGCAGAACCCGACGTATCGGGCGCAGGTCGACGCCATGCTCAACGAGGCGCACCGGCGCATCGTGACCGAGAAGCCGTGGACCTTCATCAACAAGGTTGCGGACGTCATCGCGTACCCTGACCGCAGCGCCACGATGTCGTTCTCGACGACCACGGGCAGCGTGACGACTGGCAGCGCGTTCTTCACCAACGACATGGTGGGGATGCAGGTTGAGGTTGAGAACGGCAGCACCTACGAGATCGCGTGGGTGGAGACTTCGACGCAGGCATGGTTGACGACGGCGTTCACCGATGGCCTGCCGACGACGCGCACAGCGAAGGTGGTGCATCGGTTCCTCGACATGCCGCAGGATTGCGTGCAGGTCCTGGGCCTCTCGCGCCGCGTGCAAGAGCTGAGCGCCACCGACCCTGGCCAGCTCCTGCCGCTGATGCGGTACGAGGACGAGTGGTACAACCTGCCGCTGGGCGAAGTGAACCTGCCTAACTACTGGATCGAGCAGGACCCTGCCTACACGGCGGCGCCGCGCCAAGGCGTGACGCTGGTTTCCACCGTCGAGCCACCGGGGCAGGGCGTTCGCACGCTTGAGATTGCGGTGGCGCACAGCCGCGCCGCTCGGCTCAGCCCGTTGACGGCCACGCAAACGGTCACGCTGAGCGACACGCAGGGCCTCGACCTTGACTTCCAAGGCATCCCCGACGAGACGGGCTACTACCGGCAGGTCTACTACCGGGCGCCGACCATCGGGCTGCAAGAGTGGCGCCGCCTGCCGGGGCAGAACGCGTGGCCGTACACCGGCATCCGGCAGGACCCCAACACGGCATCTGGCGTCAGCGCCTTCCGCATCTCGCTGGCTGACTTGCAGAGCGAGGTGGTGTGGCTGCTGCCGCGCCTGGAGCGCAGCGACGGCTTCATCGCACGGGTGCGCCTGTACCCGCGTCAGGACAAGCAGTACACGTTCCAGTGTCGGTACATCCAGCGCCCGCCGCTGCTGGTGGAGGACACCGACGTTCCTGCCATCCCAACGGCGCACGCGCTGATCGTGGCGTACCGTGCGCTGGCGGACCTGCTGGTGAAGCACGACAACGCGCCACAGGCTGAGCTGTTCAAGCGGCGCTACGCTGAAGAGCTGCTGAAGATGGAGCGCCGCTACCTCATCACGCCGGGGCGCCGCATCGTGAAGGGCGATTGGCAGACGTCGACGGACCCGACGACGTTCAGCCGGTACGGCCGACTGGTGCATACGTGAAGGGGCAGATTCTCCAGAGCCCGCGTGCGGGCGGCCTCACCCTCGCCCAGCCACAGCCGCTGGAGGGCGCCAGCATCGCGGAGAACCTGGCGGTCGACGGCGACACGCTGGGATGGAGCACGCGCGTCGGCTTCGAGCGTTACCGGCCCATCCCTGGCGCCGGCTTCACGCCGTTCGCTGGGCTCGGGCGCATCGACAGCCTCTTCGTGTTCCAGCAGGTCGCGGGCGGGGCGCGCCAGCACATCCTGCTGGAGAGCGGCGGCGCCCTGTACCTGTTCTACGAGGCCAACGGCGCGGCGCCGTCGTTGCAGTTGCTGCGGAGCGCGCGGGCGGTGCCGGCAGTCACTGAGCCGGCCTCGCAGTACGCGGTCTACAAGGACTTCCTGATCATCACCAACGGCTACGACGCGCCCTTGATGGTGCGCCCGTGGCCGCTGGGCTCAGACGCTGAGGCGACGCTGGCCAACGCCAGCAGCCTGTGTGTGCGCACGCTTGGCTGGCAGGGCGCCCCGCGCCCGCCTGACCCGTTGCGGGTGGCGGCGTCCATCGGAGTGACCACCACGGACTACCTGGGCGGCGGCGACACGTTGACGCTGCCGGTCCCGGCGAACGCATCGGCGCTGCCGTCCGGGCTGGGTGGCACGGCTGGTATCGGGTACTCGACTCGCAAGTCGGCCGGGCCTCCCGTGGTGCCACGCGAAAACGAGTTCAGCTACAGCGTGTCGTGGATCAGCGACACCGGCAGCGAGAGCCCGGTATCGAGCGCATCCGAGGTGGCGTGGGAGCAGAGCGGCACGATTGGCTACTACTACGCTGTGGGGCTGCGCCTGCCTATCGGGCCGCCTGGCACCGTAGCGCGCAACCTGTACCGGTCCAACAACCACGCGCAGGACGCGTGGGCCGAGGGCGACACGAGCCGGTACTTCTGCATGCAGGTCCGCAACAACGTCGACGAGCTGGTCATTGACAGCTACCGGGTGCTCGGCGCTTCGGAACCGACGCCGGACCAGAGCGTACCGCTGCCGGCGCCGCGTGCGCGGTTCTCGGCGGTGTACCGCGACTGCCTGTTCCTCGACGGCGGGGTGGCTGAGCCGACGACGCTGTTCTACTCGCAGCCCGGCTTGCCCGAGCAGTTCGGCGCCGCCAACTTCGTGCGCCTGAGCAACAGCACCGGCGGCGTTACGGCGCTGGTGAGCTTCTACACCGCGCTGCTGGTGTTCCGCGAGGGCGGCATTGACGTCCTCGTGGGCGACCCTGAGAGCGGCTTCCAAGTCACGGCGCTGAGCAATCAGGTGAGCTGCCGTTCGCCGTCGACGGTTGACGTCGTGCCGGGCGTGGGCGTCGTGTTCCTGGCGGTGGACGGGCTGTACGCTGTGCGGGGCGGCTTGCAGGGCGGCTCGCAGTTTGAGGTGCTGCGCCTCAGCACGGGCCTTGAGCCCATCTTCCGCAGCATGACGCCGGACTGCCTGCCTCGTGCGGTGGGCCGGTACTCCCCTCGCACGCGCGAGTACCATGTCTACTTCGCCACGCAGGGCGCCGATCGCCCGTCGCTGGGCGTCGTGTGGCACATCGAGAAGGGCGCGTTCTCCACCCGCTCCGGGTTCCCTGTGGGCGCGCTGGACCGGCTGTACAACGGCGAGCTGGTGTTCGGGCATCACACCGGCATCGAGGGCGCGGGGCAGGGCGCCACGCCGCCGGCTGGTCTGTTTGTGATCTCGGCGCGCCGCGCGCTCGGCGGGACCGTGACGGTGGTGCAGGGGGAGCCGGTCTACACCGACGCCCCGGCGCCGGTCAGTCGGTGGAAGTCGCCTTGGCTGGACATGGGCGACCCGCAGATTCAGAAGCAGCCGCAGTACGTGACGCTGTGGGTGATGACCACGGGCAACGTCGACGTCACGCTGCGACACTACAAGGACTTCCAGCGGGTGCCGACCATCGAGCGCCCGTACCTGGCGCAGCCGCCGGACACGACGGCGTTGCCGGTGCTGGACACGGCGGTCATTGGCAGCGCGGTGTGGGAAGAGGCTCGGCTGGTTCCGCTTCGCATCGCGGTGGCGTCGCAGAGCTGCGCGTGGTTCGCGTTTGAGTTCGAGACTCAGGACGATCTGGTGCTGGTACGCTGGGAAGTCGAGTACGCAGCGCGGGGCACCCGCACCATTGAGGGGGCGCGCGCATGAAGGCATGGACGCAACATCAGCCGCGCGTTGACCAGCTCGTGCAGGCGGACCAGTTCAACGCGGAGATGCGCGCCGCCCGTTCGAGCATGATGTCGCTGGACCGGACGCAGATGCCGATCGACGCGCTGACGTCGACCATCGCGGCACCGAGCGCGTTGCACCGCTTCTACGTCACCGAGCTGGTCAACGGGGGCCTCGCCTACCCTGGCCAGCAGAACACCGAGATCGACACCAACGTCGAGACTGAGGGGTGGGCGTCTGCCACCTTCAACAACTACACCGGCGGCTGGCAAACCTTCGCCACCTTGACGCTACCTGCGCATCGTGGCGGCTCCACCATCGTTGAGCTGATCGGCACCGGCTACTGCAACGGCATCGACCATCAAGTGCTGCCGACCACTGGCGAGGTCAACAACGAGAAGAACCTGTCTGTGCGGTGCCGCGTGAACGGGCAGACAGTGGCCGAGCTGCTGGGCGTCCCGCACGGGGTCCAAACCTTCCGGCTGGTGGGCGCCGTGCAACTGCCGCCCGGCAACCACGAGGTTGCGCTGGACTGGCGCGGGACTGGTCCAACCGCCAACGAGGCGGTGGTTGACCTGAGCCTGAGCAAGCCAATCATGCGCTACCATCTCTTCAACATGACGTTCTCGGCGTACGCGAGGTTCCGTTGAGCCGCATCAACCGCGCGCCCGTTTCGCCCGGCGACACCGTGGACGCCACGCCGCTCAACGCTGCGTACACTGACTTCGCTCAGACGGCGGCGCTGGACCAGTTCAACACGCGCGACAGCGCGTTCGACCTGGCGCACCTCAAGACCAGCAGCACCGGCGCGCTCATGCTGCTCGATGTGCGCGAGCAGGCGGTGGGCACCGGCGACATCCTGCATGCGGCGCCGGCATCAGTGTCCAGCGCGGTGGCTGGGCCGGCAACGCCATCGGTGGTGACAGGCGGCGCCGGCAGCGTGCTGAGCTACGGCGGCAGCGGGCTTGCGATGCAGGCTGGCATGGTGCTGCGGGTCTACTCCAGTCTCGGCGTGCGCCCGCGCTACACGGGCACGCCCTGGGCCAACAGCGCCCCCGATGCGCTTGGCCAGTACGATGTGCTCGACGGCAGCGGCGGCTCCACCGTTCTATCGCTGGGCGCCCACTTCTGGATCGTTCAGCTTCAATGGGACGTCACCAGCTCGGCGCTCATCAACTGGGTGCCTGTGAGTGGTGCCGGCAACTTCCAGAGCGTCGTCGTCTCGGGGCTTTACGGGCAGAGTCTGCAAACGATGCGGGGCTGCGCCTGCGTCCCGGCATGGAACTTGATGTGGTCGCAGTGGCGCAACGGAGACGCCCTTGCTGCTGGCTCCATGCTGGACCGCACGATCGGCTGGTACGGCGCGCCCATCAACTACGTGCTGCTCAACAACGCATCTCGCACAGTGTACGGCTTGCGTCTGGTGGTCCACGGCATCTACCATTCCTACCGTGACACCAACACCAACTACGCCGTGCTCGACGTCAACGTGGCCGGCACCCTGGAGTACGACCAGGGCAACATCACCAGCATGCTGTTCCGGGAGCAGTGATGGCCTACTCCCCTCCCGTCACGTTCACCAACGGCACGCCGCTTGACGCGGCAGACCTACTCTCCAACGACGACGCGCTGCGCGCCTATCTGCACGAGGGCGTGGCCAACGGCGACCTGCGGACCAGCGCCCGCTGGGTAGAGACACGGCACATTCAGCAGCCCAACTACGAGCCGGTGGCTGGGCTGCAAACCGGCGTGAGCGGCACCAGCGGCGGGCACACTTCGGGCGGCCCGCGCACCCGACTGACCTTCGTGTCGTCTTTCGTGGCCGGCACCGGGCGGGGTGGTGACCCGCAGTGGGCGATGGTGCCAGAAACATCGTTGGAGCTGGACACGCGGCGCTCGGGGCGCGCCCTCTACCACTGGTCGCTGGAGGCGTGGGTCGGCCCTGACGATGTGGCGACCGCCATCAACCCGACAGCACAGAACGCGCGCCGCGTGTACTTTGCGCCGGCCGTTGTGCGTGGGGGCGTCATCACGCCGTCGACGTCGCGCGCTCAGGAGGTTCGCCAGAACCAAGACTTGCTTGAGCTGCTGTCACCCGGCGGCGCTGTGCGTCCATTCAACTTGAGCGGCTACGGCCTCAGGGCGGGCACTCACCTTGTTACCTTCGGCACGGGCGAACGGCTAAGCATTGGGCTGGCGTTCTACTCGCAGGTCATGTCGAGCGTTGTGTTCAACTGGTCCATCGCCGTTGAGGCGTACTACCTCTGAGGGGGCCGCATGTCGGTAGGCATCCTTCCCGCCGCCGCTCTACTCAGCGCCGGCATCCAGGGCATCCAGGGCGTCGGTGAGGGCGTGGGGCGCGCCGTCGCAGCGCGGCAGTACTTCACCAAGGAGGACCGCGAGCGCTTGGAGCGCCTGCGTGGTCTGGAGGCATCCGGCCAACTCGGGCTGAGCCAAGCCGAGCGCGCCGACTTGGAGGCGATGTACAACGCGCAGCGGGGCGCTGGGCTGCGGAGCCAGCAGGCGGCTGGGTTGCAGCGGGCGGTGGCGGCGTCGCAGGGCGGCGTGACGGATGCGCGGGCGCTGTTCCTCAACGAGATGGCGCAGCAGCAGGCTGAGCAGTCGGCGCGTGCGGCCCAGGCGGCAGACATGGTGGCGCAGAACCGGGCGGCGGCTGAGGCACAGCGGGCCGAGATGGCGGCGCTCGACCAAGCACAGCGGCAGCGGCGCCGTGAGATGGTGGGCGGCGTGGCGCAGGCGCTGACGGGCGGTGTGATCGCGGGTGGGTCGGCGGCGATGCCGGCCATCGAGGCGCGCGTGCAGCAGCAGCGCCGGGAACAGATCATCAAGCAGGCGCGCGGCACGTTGACTGAAACGGAAACCAGCGACCTTGACTTCTACAGGGGCATCTGATGTCGGCCAACATGCTCCCGCAGCGCTTTCAGTTCGGCCCGCAGGACACGCTGGGCACGACGATCTACTACCGCTACTACCCGTATCAGGCGACGCTGGCGCGGTGGGACCGGGCGAGCGCTGAGGCAGCGCGCAACCCGTACGAGCAGCGGCTGACGATGCTCCAGGCGCAGCTCGACACGGAGCGCGCCGAGCTGATGCAGATGATGCGGGCGCTCAGCGCCGGCCCGACCGCGCTTGAGATTCAGCAGGAGGCAGCGGCGCGTGCTTCCACCGCTGCGGCGGGGCGTCGGCGCGGGGGTGGTGGTGGCCGTGGAACCGACCGCCTGGAGGACCTGCTGAAAGGGACGCGCATCACTCAGTCGACGGCGGGCACGCTTCTGGAGGCGCCGACTGAGGACCTACGCGCGGCGTTGCGCGCTGGAGGCGGGGGGCCTGATCTTGTGCCGCGCGTCGGCATTGACGCCAACATGCGCGCGGCACAAGCGCTCAGCGTGCGCCCACAAAGCGCAGACATGGTGGCTGCCGCCATCCGTTCTGAGCCTGGGTTTCAGGCACTGATTCAGGACCCGCAGCAGCGCCGCGCAGCAGCGGCTGACTTGGCTGCACGCACTGACAACCTTGGGCTCGTCGCGGCGCTGTACGGCGCCGATGCGTTGACTGCAGGGCCAGGCGCGCAGGGTACGCCCGCGTTGGGCGTAGCGCCGGAATCTGAGACGGCGCTGAACCAGTACATCGTTGCTGAAACAGAAAAGGAGCTGCGCCGACGCGAGGCTGCGCGCGCAGCGGGCGCTGGCGGTGGTGGCGGTGGCGGCGCTGCAACGCAGGCCGTGGACCCCAACACGGTGCTCAGCGAGGCCGAGCGGCTGGCGGTTCAGCGCTACATTGACACGCTGGCTGACGACGGCGTGCCGACCGAAGAAGAGTACGGCGAGGGCTTCGAGGCTGGCAAGGCGGCGTATGAGAAGGCGGCGAACCTGGGCCTCTACACACGCGCTCAGGCGCCGTACTTCAACAACGAGTTCTTGAAGCGGCTCGGGTCCGTTGCCAAGCTGAAGGCTGAGGAAGGGGAGACGCGCCAGCAGTTCCTCGAACGCGAAGAGCGCACGCCGGCTGAGATCGAGCGCGAGCAGGCGCGCCTGTTCCTTGAGAGCGAGGCCCGCGCTCAGGGGCTCATGTTCCTTGACCCGCGCGAGTACCCCGACAAGCCGCAGTGGTGGCTTGACACGGTGCCGCGGGCCATGCGGATCGTGCGCGACGAGGGCGTTGATGCGCTACTGGAGCCTGTCACCATCGCGCAGGGAGAGCAGAAGCAGGCCCGTCCTGGCTTTACGCAAGACCCTGCCGAGTACGGGCGCACCCTTGCGCTGACGACCAGCATCACGGGCGCCGAGGCGCGGGCCTTGGCTCAGAAGAAGTTCAAGAACGACGAGCGGGCTGATGCTGCGCTGGACTACTTCTACGCAACGCGGGGTGCTAAGAACCGGCGCGCCACCATGACGCAGGCGCAGCTCAAACAAGAGGCGGCGCAGGCAAAGCAGACGCCCCCTCCGACGCCCGCAGCGCCTGCACCGGCGCCGCCTCCTGCTGCGCCTACACCAGCAGCGCCGCCTGCCGCGCCTGAGGCATCGCCTAGGCTGTACCCGCCTCCCGGAACGGTAGCGACCACACCTGATGGCGACGATCTGGAAAGCATCGTGTTCCAGAACATCCCGCCCGAGGTGGTGCAGGAGCCGTCCACCAGCGCGCCGCGCACGTACAACAACCCCACGTGGGACGCCATCGAGCAGATGGTGAACATTCGCAAAGCGGTTGAAGGCCCGCCATACCGCATGACCGATGAAGAGCTTGACGAGATACTGCGGGGCGCCAGCGCTGAGATGAACCAGCACCGGCTGCGCGCGCCGCCTCCGCTGCCCGCGCTTCGTCCTGCAACGGTGCCCCGGTGAGCCGAGCGGTATACCTGCGGAGCGCGGCAGAGGCCGAGGCACAGGGCGATACATCTCTTGCGCAGATGTACCGCGCGTTGGCGGGCGAGGGCGCGCAAGCCCCTGCCGAGCCACCCGCGCCTCTGCCGTCTCTCGTGGGCGGCGCGCCCGGCCCGATGGCCGGCGAGTTCTACATCGAGGGCGCAGAGGCGGCGCGGCAGACCCGCGAGCGCATGCTGCCGCAGGCCGAGTTCACGCTGCCCGAGATCGAGGCTGAGGCACAGGCGGCACAGCGCCGCATCGAGGCGCCGGTCACAGCAGCGGGGCGCCGCAGCTCGGATGCTGGGCTGTTCCGCGAGTCGCGCATCCTGCCGGGCACCGCGCTGGTGGTCGACGAGGAAACCGGGCGCGCGCGTGAGGCCAGCAGTCTGGAGTTGCTGGGCGAGTCCTTCCGCCGGCAAACCACGTTGGAGGCGACCAGCCCCGAGGACCGTGCGCGCATCGAGGCGCAGCGCAAGGCGGCGGAAGAAAGCCCTGTGCTTGCCTCAACGTTGGAGTTTCAGCCGGGCCGCATCGTTGAGACAGCGTTTGCTTCAACCATGCGCAATCTCGGCTTCAACGAGGCGGGCGCCGGCAACTTCATCTTCGACACGCTGCCGCTGTACTACGAGGTCGACGAGCGCGGCGAGTTGCAGAACCCGGACAGCTTGGCAGACCAGTTCGCGCGCACAGTCGAGCAGGGCATCGAGCGGGTGGCGCCGGGCTACGCGGGGCAACCGTTCCTGCTGCCCCAGGGTGATGGTGAGCCGTCTGTCAGTCTCGGCAATCTGCTCCAGTTCGTGCCGCGCCCGTTCCAGGCAGTCGACCGCGACAGCGCTACGGCGATCGACAAGGCAGGCGAGCGCACGGCAGAGTACACCGGCCGCTTCCTTGCCGACGTTGCGCTCAGTTCGGCGCGTGGGCGCGGCTTCATTGATGAGTTCCGCAGTGTTCCGGCCGTCGACGCAGTAGCGGGGGAGAGCTTCGGTGGTACGGACCTGGCGGCGCTTGTGCTCGGCGCCCTGGTGCCTGCCACGCCGTTGGGCGTCGCGTCCATCGGGCGCGGGGTGACGCGCGCGGCGGGCCGCGCCCTCGACGTCGCAGATGAGGTCGACGCGGCGTTCGAGGTGGCAGCGAAGGCGGCATCGCCAGCGGAATGGGGGCGCGCGGTGCGGCTCCAGAGCGCGGCGAACGACCTGCTGGTGAGCGCCGGGCAAGAGCCGGTGAAGTGGTCTGACGCGCTGACGCGCTCGGCCGAGGTCAAGAAGCGGGCGGCGGACACGCTGGCGGCTGAGGTTACCACGCCCTACGCGGTGCAGAACCTTCTGCAAGAGCTGGAGCCGACCATCGAACAGGTGCAGGCGCTGGCTGGCACATCGCGCAGCGGGGCGCACATCCTACGGCGCGCCGGCCTTGACACGGCCGACCCCGGCTTCCTGACGATGCAGCAGCGCGGGGCGCTTGAGCAGGCGGTGGCTGACTGGCGGTTGGGCGCCGAGGTGCCAACACTGGAGCGCGCCGCGTTCGCGGGTGGCGAGTTGAACCGTGAGCTGGCAACGCAGCCCGCCCGGTTTGTGCGCGAGGTGCTGCTGGATGGCGCCGGCCCTGAGGCGGCGGCGCGGCTTGCTGGCTCGCCCTACGCGCCCATCCTCCGCAGCGCCGAGGACGCAGCGCGTCGCACGCGTGGGGGCCTCACGCCCGACATGGCGCGCGACTTCCTGACGCGCATGAAGCGGGTGGCAGACAGCGCTGGCTCCATCCCGCTGGCGACGCGCAACCCGTTCCTCCGCACCGCGTTCTCGTTCGCTGACGAGACAATCGCTGGAGGCTCGCAAACGCTGGCCAAGCGCTTGGGGCGCTCCTACCGCAACCCGCTGGCGGCCGAGTTCCGACTGGCGCCGCGCATCCTCAAGCGCACGCGCACCGAGCTGGAGCGCGCCGGGGCGTACCGTGCGGCGCTCGCGCGGGCCATCTCCACCGGCGCCGAGGATGTGCTGGGCAACCTGGCGCCCGACGACATGGTGATGGTGAGCGACCGCCTGATGCTCGACCGGCGGTTGTGGAGCCCCGACAAGGCGGCGGGCATCCGTGCGGCGGTGGCCGAGGTCATGGGCGACGCGCCGGGCGCCGTCAACATGGCGGCGGTGCGGGAGGCGCTGAGCGCTTCGAGCGGGGTGCAGCGCCGTCTGCCGGTGGCGCTGGACTTGCAAGCGCGGCTCCAGCCTGGGCGCGGTGTGATGGCGCTCAACCCTGGCGAGTACCGGTGGGTGGCCGACACGCTGGCTGAGTCGCGGTGGCGCTCGCTGACGGGCGCACGGCCGGCGGTGTTCCAAGGGCGCCAGCTCGACCTGGCACAGCGCCCCGGCATCGAGGTTGCCGAGGGCCGCTTCGAGGCGCGGCGCACCATCTCCGACCGCATGCGGCAGGTTGCCGACGCGGTGCTGGCAGCCGATACGGTGCTGGAGCGGGTGGCGGCTGGCGTGCGCACCACGACCACGCTCGACCTGCCGGCGGCCTTTGAGCGGGCGCGGCGCACGACCTTGGGCAAGGGCCTCACCGACTGGTACAGGTCCTTCCAGTACACGACCACGCCGGCGCCGCTGTCAAAGATGATGAGCGAACTGCACGACGAGGTGCCGCTGATCAGCCGCGCCTTCGCCCGCGAGGTGTCTGAGCTTCGCAAGCAGGCGGCGGCGGGTGGTGACTCCAACCCTGGCGGCGCCGCCATCAACCAAGCAATCGTGCGCCGGTTCGTGCGCGAGGGCGACGACGCGGTGGCGCAGCTCGACGCGCTGGCAGCGAACGTGGGCGCCATCCCTACCGCAGCGCTGGCGCGGCTCGGCATCTCGCCTGAGCGTGAGGCGACGCAGGCCATGCGCTACGCGTACGCCATGTACCAGAGCGGCGCAGCGGGCAACAACGTGGCCTTCGGGCGCGTGCTCGGGCTGGTCGCTCGGATGGATGAGGCGGCGCAAGAGGCGTTCATCGCCACGGCTCGGCAGTCGGCGCGCGTGAGCGCCTACCAGCAGCAGTGGAGCCGGCTGATGGAGAGCTTCTTCATCGGCACGCTCAAGGGGCGCATCATCGACCCGGCGAGCAAGACGCTGAGCGAGGACATCGCCCGCAACCTGGGCGCTGCGATTCGGGACCCCAACAGCCGGGCAGCGCTGCGGCAGTTGCAAGAGGCCCAGGCGGCGCAGGCAACGCCCGACGAGGTTCTGGCGCTGTTCATCGACGCGATGAAGGGCGGGGTGCGCCCGCCGACCGTCGACAACTTCAACGTGGTGGTGGCCGACCTTCGCAAGATGGTGAGCGCCCTTGAAGAGCGGGGCGCCGCGAAGTTTACGGGTAAGGGCTTTGCTGACGCCAGCGCGGAAACGCTGGTTTCCTGGGCGATGAACGCCGACAAGGGCGCCTTGATCCGCGACAAGTTGCGCGCCGTCATGCGCTCGCACCCCGAGCTGGTGGTCGACCTTGTGCCCAACCCCAACTGGCAGGCGGACACGCTGGCTCGGCTGGGCGAAGTGCGCCTCGACGCGTTGCGCCGGGTGGTGGAGCGCCTGACCGCGATCAGCGGGCGCACCGACATCCAGGCTGAGGCGGCTGAGCGCATCGCGGCGCCCTCGCTGGTGGCGGACGTTTACGGGGTGCGCGGGGTGGCGGCGCAGCGCGATGTGCCGCTGGTGGCCGAGATCGACCGGTACATCAACCTGCGGCTGCGCAACCTCAACCAAACCGAACGCATGGAGATTCTGGAGAGCACGTTCAGCCGGATGCTGAGCGAAGGCACGCTCTACCCGAACATGACGACGTTCCGCGCCATGTCGATGACGGGCACCAGCGGCAACCGGGCAACGCTGGTGGAGGCGGTGCTGGGCGGGCTGGGGCGCGTGTGGGACCAGCCGGCGCCGGGCGACCCAGCGGGGCGCGCCGTGTGGCAGCTCGTGAAGGACGCGTCGACGGGCGGCGACCGCAACGATGTGGCGGCGCTGCTGGCTGACGTCGTGGACGACGCCATCACTGAGGCGGTGGCGCTGCCGATGGCAGAGCAACTGCGAAACACGATGCGCGGGTACGGCTTCTCGACGGCGCGCGCGATCAGCAAGGACGACAACGACTTCATCCTGGCGCAGTTCCTGGGCGCCGAGATCAACGCTGACGGCGTGCTCGCGGTGGGCCGCGACTTCGCAGAGGCGTTGCAGAAGCTGGAGGTGCAGGCGGCATCAGGCCAGCTCATCGCCAAGCTGGAGGACTACCAGACGCGCAACCTCATCGCGGCGCAGAAGGCCGGCGACCTGGCGATGTACCTGCTGCTGGAGGGGCTGGCGTTCAGCAAGCAGATGGCGTCGCAAGGGCTGCTCGCAGCGGGCGCCGCGTTGCAGACGGTGGTGCCGCTGCCGCTGATCCCGAACGGGCGCTACTTGGGCGTCAACCTGCTGACGGCGCCGCTCATCATGCTGAGCACGCTGGGCGGTGCGCGCACGGGCGCCGCGCTGGCCGAGGTGCCCCGCACGCTCATCGACATGGTGACGCCGCGCCCTGCTGGCATGGTGCTCTTCGAGGACGTTGCCGGCCGGCAGTGGACCAAGGAGATGCTGGAGGACGCGTACCAGCGGGCGAACATCTACACGACCGCTGCCGACGTCGACGCCAGCGCCAGCTTCATGCTCGACCTGTTCCGCGAGGCGCGGGTGATGGCCTCGACCGAGCTGCGCCGCGCCGATTGGGTATCGCAGGCGCTGGCTGAGATGGACCCGCGCCGCACCGGCTTGTGGATGCGGTTCGCCATCGAGACTGACTTGATGTTCCGCAAGGCCACCTTCGCCAGCGCCTTGCGCGACGGCATGGCAGAGGCGCAGGCGGCGGCGCTCGCGCGCGCGTCGGTGCTCGACTACGGCGACATCCCCGACGCCATCCGGCAGAGCGTGAACCGCTACATCCTGTTCGCGTCCTTCCAGATGGCGAGCACCAAGGAGATGCTGGGCGCCCTCGCGCGCGACCCCGAGACATTCCTGCGGGTGGCTCGGCTCCAGTACCGGCAGCAGCAACAGGCGGGCGCGTGGGCGTACGGCGAGGACAGCGCCCGCATGCGCGTGTTCGCGGTGCCGGCGGGCACGTACGACATGGTGCCGGCGTACCTGGCTGGGCCGCAGAACCCGATGCTCAAGGCGTACGGCGACCTGCTGGGCCTCGTCGGCTTCGCGTCTGAGGTGGCGGCGTCGGTGCTGCCGGGCATGGGCGAACCGGTGGACTTGACGGGGCGGCTCGTGGAGGGCGTGCTGGAGCAGCAGATTCAGCCGCTGCTACAGGTCGGTGTGGCGGCTGCAACGACGGGTGGAGCTGGCGCGATCGGGCGCCTCGTGCCGGACGATTGGGTATCGGCGCTGCGCAGCAACCCTGCGATGTGGACGGTGGTGCGCGACTACTGCGACATCGAGCAGGTTCCGATGGCGCCCGCCGACAAGGAGCGGCGCCGCGCTGGTGCGCCGACGTTCGCGGGCGGGGCGCAGTACCAGTTCACATCGCGCGAGGGTTACCGGCGCTTCCAGTTGCTCCAGTTCGCAGCAACGCAGTTGCGGCTCGCGCGTACCAGCACCGACGTCGCGCGCACACTGGCGGCCGGCGGCGTGTGGGAAGAGGGCGGCGACCCCAAGTACCGGGCGGCAGCCAACCCGGTGTTCTACTACATCGGCCTCACGACGCCCCTGCGCAGCCAGCGACCCGAAGATATACGGCAGCGGGCGCTCGAACAGGCGCAGCGTGAGATACGATAGGCCCGTCGCCGCTCAGTTGGAGGGGACATGCCCGCAAGGATTCGCAGCTTCTTTCACGACAGCGTGCAGGCGCCCAACGTGGCGCCCGCGCTGGGCACATCGTTCGCTACGGCGGACGTTCACACGCATGACCTGCTGGCCGGTCAGGTTCCGTTCCTCAGCGGCGGCCCGTTCCAGGGGCGCGTGGAGGGCATCCACCTTCGCCTGACCAGCGTTGTGACTGCAACCAAGGTCACGATCCGGCTGAGCCTCGACTCGAACGGCGACTTCACGCTGGTGCCGGACACTGAGGCCACGCTGGCGCCGGGCATCACGACCGCCAACAGCGCCTGCGCTGCGTTCAAGGTGGACATCCCCATCTTCCAGATCTTCGGTGGTGGCACGGTGTACCTCTTCGCCAAGGTCGACGCTGGCAGCGCCGACTTCGCGCAGAGCTGCGTCACGTGGTCGGAGACTTGAGATGCCGATTGTCCCGGTGTTCCCCGACGTAGCCCCGACTCCAAGCCCGCCGGTTCCGCCTGTGGCCCCGGCCTGGTCGTCGCTCATTGAGTACGACTTGACGACCGTAGACACTGCGGCTGCCGTCACGACGACGGGTGGTGATGTGTCTTTGACGGTGGGTGGTGCTGCGTTCCTGACGCTCAAAACCATCTTCGGCTCCGGGACTGGAAGCCTGACGCCAACCAACGGCTCCGGCGTCATCTTCTCCGGGTCGGCGGGCGGCATCCGGTCGGCGTTCGTGATCATCGACTGGGCTACTCTCGGGGTCAGTCTCGACACAGATACGATCGCCGTTATGGCCGAGTTCGGCTTTACCTCGATGATCTCTGGCGGCACACTGATTGCCGGTTGCGCCACAACCAACGCCAACGTCAACGCAAACCACAACTTCGGCGGCCGGTGGTCACTTGCGGGCACAACCTACGCAATCGCACCCCGATACTACAACTCCGCCTCTACCATCGGCACTGCGGTATCTTCGGGAACCACGGCCTTCTCGGGCAACTACAGCGCGGCCATGATTGTCGGCCCCGGTGGACAGACTGTGTATATGCACGCCGGTTCGCTCCCGACGAACCCGGCCGGCTCTGGGTTTGGCCCCCGGCGGTTCTCCCTCCCCGTATCGACCTGGACTTCTGCGAGCCTGACCTTTCCCGCGGCGCCTCCCAAGCCTATGTTCTGGGTCGAGGATGCCGTCGCTGTCTGGCGCAAAATCCGCATCATGCGTTGGAGCTGAGATGCTTGTCTATGACGTCCAGCAAGGCATCTACGACGACGCGGGCACAGAGCACGTTGAGTACCGGGTGCGCATGTCTCGCGCAGAAGCCGACGCTTTGCTCGCCAACTTCGACCCGGCCTCCGCGACCTCCCCGCCTGCGGCCGATTGCCGCGCCGTGGCCCGCCCGATCGCAACCGCTGTGGCCGAGCTGGTGGCCCCGTGACGGCGCAGGAAGTCGGCACGCTCATCGCAGGGCCGGCGTCTGCCGTCGTCGTTTGTGTGCTCGTGCTGGGCGCCCTGTACCGCATTGTCGACCGGTCCATCCTGCCGCTCGTGGCGCGCAGCGTTGAGCGCCATCTGGCGCAGGTCGACCTGCTGCTCGAACAGCAGCGCAAGGAAAGCGCCGCGCTGGCCAAGGCGTTGTCCAGCTTCGAGCGCGCCCTGGGCAACATCGACTCCAGGCTCGCCCGCTTGGAGGACCTGACCGACTCTCACCCCATCACCCGCTCGTGAGGCCCCGATGAAGTACATCCGTCCCCGCAACCTCGTGACCGCCGGCTCCACCGTCCTCAAGTCTGCCGTGGTCGCGGGCACCACCTCTGCAACCAACATCGCCATCACCGGCATCCTGACCAGCGATGTGCTCGCGGCTGTGGTGCGCCTGAACCGTGACGCGACCGCCGCCAACATCGACATCTCGTCGGTGCTGAGCGAGGCCAGCATCACCTCGAACGGCAACATCCAGCTCTCGACCACCAACACCACGGGCGACAGCCTGCTGGTCATGTGGCAGCCGAGCACGGTCTGATGGCCAAGGACGCCTGCTACCACAAGATCAAGGGCTCCTATCAGGTGTTCCCTTCGGCGCGTGCGTCGCAGGCGCTGGCGAAATGCCGCAAGGAGTCTGGAGACGTCCGCAAGTCGGAGAAGGGCGCCGCCCTCAAGCGGTGGACTGCCGAGAAGTGGACCGACCAGAAGGGCAAGCCGTGCGGCTCAGGCACCAGCGGCGCCTACTGCCGGCCCACCCGGAAGGTAAGCAGCGCCACGCCTAAGACGCGTGGTGAGCTGTCCTCGACGCAGAAGAGCAAGGCTGTGGCGGCAAAGAAGGCGGGCAAGCGCGCCCCTACGTTTCGGAGGAAGTGATGCTCAAGAAGGTCAAGGGCGGCTACAAGGCCGCATCGTCGTCCGGGCGCCCTCTCTCGAAGAAGGCAAAGACCAAGAAGGGCGCGATGAAGCAGATCGCGGCCGTCGAGATCAGCAAGAAGAAGCGCAAGTGAAGAAGCCCGCCAAAGGCAAAGCCAAGGTCAAGGTGGTGCGGAACCCCAAGACCGGGCGCGCCAAGAAGGTGTCCTACGGCGCCGCTGGCGCGTCGGTGAAGCCGGGCACCTCGAAGGGCGACGCGTACTGCGCCCGCTCGATGGGGCAGATGCGCGACCACCCCGGCGCCGCCAAGGACCCGAACAGCCCGCTGCGCCTCAGTCGCAAGCGGTGGGCGTGCGTTGGGGAGCGGAGCCGCCGATGAGCCTGAGCCAGCACTTCACACTGGCCGAGTTGACGCGCACCCGCACCGGGCTGGCGAACAACCCGTCTGCTGTGCATGTCGAGAACCTGACGGCGCTGTGCGTCGAGCTGCTGGAGCCGCTGCGGGCGGCGCTGGGCCAGCCGGTGCGCATCCTTAGCGGCTATCGCAGCAAGGCGGTCAACGGCGCCGTGCGTGGCAGCCCTACATCGGCGCACACGCTGGGCCTCGCGGCTGACTTGAAGAGCATCGCGGGCGACGCTGAGCACATCCTGCGCGTGCTGCACGGGCTGGACCTGCCCGAGCTGGACCAGGCCATCGGCTACGACGCGACGCGGGGCGGGCACGTTCACGTTGGGCTGGCGCGCCCCGGCATGATGCCGCGCCGGCAGTACCTGTGGGCGCCCGAAGAGGGCGGCTACCGGAGCTGGCAGCCCTAACGGAAAACCCCCGCCCGGACCATCCGAGCGGGGGTGCCCCTTTTCCGCAGTCTGGCGCCCGCTGCCCCTGAGAGAACACCACGCCCGACCTGCGGGTAGGCTACCTCACTGCTCGGCACTGCGCAAGAACCACCGCTTGCTCACCTCGGCGCCCTCGCGCACGGTGCGTCGGTCGCAGCCCAGGCCGCGCAGCACCTCGCACACTTGCACCGAATGGTGGCGCGCCCGCTGGTGCATCGGCACCTCAAGGTGGTCGAGAACGTGCGTCACCAGGAAGCCCTTGCGCGCGAGCATGACGCCAGCGGGGGAGGCCAACCATTCGGCCACGCGCTCCTTCCACGGGTGCTGCTGCTGGTACTCAAGGTGCGCTTCGTCCAGCTCGGCCTCAGCGCGCTCGGGCAGAATCCAGCGCTCACCGGCGCGGTAGGCGGTCAACACCTCGGCCCACACTTGATCGCGCACCGACGCCAGCTCAGTGATGCGCGCCCAGGTGGTGTCGCGGGTGGCGCGGCAAGTCACGGGCCAGAAGCGCCGGTTGCCGGTGGGGTCCGTCAGGAACTGCTCTTCGTTCGTCGACCCCAGGAACACACACTGACGCTCAATCGTGGTCGGCATGCGGTCATACGGGCGCCGCAGCTTGTCGCGCCGGCCCGAGATGAACGCCTTGACGCTCTCGACATCGGAGCGCCGCGTTGCGCTCAGCTCGGCCAGCTCGTAGATCCACACGCCCTCAAGGTTCAGGTACGCGTCCTTGTCGCCCAGCGCGAAGGGCGTTTCCGCAAACCACTCCCCAGCCAGGGCGCGCCCGAACTGCGACTTGCCCACAGCCTGCCCCCCGACGAGGACCACCATCGAGTCAACCTTGCACCCCGGCTGGTAGACCCGCGCCACCGCTGAGATGAGCCAGCGCCAGCACATCTCGCTGGTGAGGGCGCTATCGTCGGCGCCCAGGTAGCGGGCGAAGAGATGGCGCGCCCGCTGTACTCCGTCCCAGCCGGGCAAGTGGCCAAGGTACTCGCGCACCACATGCACCGGATGCAGGCTCGCAGCGCGCCGCGTTGCGCGCGCCAGGACGTCGTGCGCGAAGTGAACGCGGTACTGCGCCCCGAACAGCTCAGCCAGGGCGTCGAGGTCGGCGTCGGACAGCGGCGCCCAGCGCCCGTTGTCGCCTCGCCACTGCGGGGCGCCGGTGAACTGGTCCCAGCGCAGCCGGCCGGCGAGCTGCGGGTCGGACTCCAGCAGCGCCACCGCGTTGGAGAAGCACGCCTTGGGGCGCCCGGTGAGGCTGCCGTCAGGCTCCACCCGGAGGCCGTCAAGCGGCGTGGCGAGCAGGACGTTGCGCACTTGCGTTGTGCGATCGGAACGGTCGAGGTTCATGGGGCGGCTCCAGTGATGCGGCGGACTCCCGAGCGTACCGCGTTGCTCGCCTCGTCGGCGGGTAGACCACACGCGATCGCGGCGTCAATCAGGCGCTGTGTCCAGCGGGCCGTGTCGGCGGGCGGCAGGCCACGCTTGCCCAGCGCAACGCCGGCATCGAGCGCGGCGCGGTTGCGCCCGCCGGGCTGTGCCAGCGCCAGCCGCGCCTCCACGCGCGCTAGGTAGGCGCCGTGCGCGTGCTCGCTCGGGGGAGTCTCAGGGTGTGAGGGTGCGGAGTAAGGGTTGATGGGGGCGGGGCGGGCGGCAGGCGGCGGGTACGCCTCAAGGATGTCTCGAAGGCGCAGGCGGCGCCGGTAGGGGCAGCTCGCCCACACGCGGGGCGGTGGCTGCCCAGGGCGCTCAGCGGGCAACAGGTACGCGCGCGACGGGTCCTTGCATTGGGCGTCGACAGCGACGCCGTGCGCGGCGGCCCACCGGGCGGCGGCGCTCCAGTGGGCGCTCCACTCGTCGCGCTTGATCGGCTCTTCGAGGGGCCACAGGATGCGCGCCTTGGGCCGCTCGTCGGCGTGGGACCAGCTCGTGTGCGCCCACCACCGGGCGCCGCTCGCATCGCCCAGGGCGTCGAGCCGAGACAGCGGGCCGCCATCGTCGACGTCGAGCACGAGGCAGGTCAGCGCCTCCACCGCGTCGATGCGGCGCGGCGCGAGGCCAGGTGCGCTGGCAGCGTAGCGGGCCGGCGACCACGCGGGCGCGTCGCGCTTGTCGCTGATGGGCCGGCGCGGCACCTCGCCCCGCCCGTCGAGCAGGGCGCCCAGATCAGGCAAGTTGCAGCGGCGGCGCAGCACGGTGGAAGAGCGCGCCACGCCGCCGGGCAGCAGGCCGAACTCCACCAGCATGAACTGGTCCGGCACAGTCACGGCGCCCCCACAGGCGGCAGGCTCTCCCGGTAGCGCTGCACCGCGCGCTGGTACTCCATGTTCGCCTGATTGATGCGGGTCCAGAACAGCGCATCGTCGTGCTGCGGCGGCAACTGCGTGTCGAGCAGCCAGCGGTACTGTGCCCGCCAGATGTCGCGCACGGCCATCGCATCGCTCCATGCGTCGTGCGGGCGCCAGTACCAGGGGACGTCGCCACACCACCGCGCGAAGATGTCCGCCAGGTGGCGCTTGCCCGCCTCCGGGTAGCGCGCCGCATCCACCCAGCGCGTGTCGATGCAGCGGGTGCCGACCCCCGCCATGCCGCCCCCGGCGCGGGTCGCACCAGCCAGCAGCATGGCGATGTCGAACGCCACGTTCTGCCCCACCAGCACGGCGCCGCGGAGGAACCCGCCGGCTTGTGCGAACACGTTTGCAGGCGGCGTGCCGTTCTCGGCCAGGAACTGCTGCGTCAGCCCGTGAACTGCCTGCGCCTCGCTGGTCCACTCGGGCGCACGCGGCATGTCGGTCCAGTCGATGTAGGCGGTGAGGGTGGTGCCCGCCAGGTCGACGAGGGCCAGCTGGATGGGCGCATGCTTGTCGGCCTTGAGGCCGGTTGTCTCAGTGTCAATCGCTACGAATCGCATGGAAGCGGTCCTCGAGGTAGAGCCGGTGGAGTTGCGCCCGGAACAGCCCGAGCGTGTCGACGCACACGCGGACCACGGCCGCCTCCCGCTCATCGCACGAGGGGAGGGCGGCGTGGTACGCCTCGATGCGAGCGTCGAGCAGGCGCAGGACGCTCAGCATCGTGTCGGGGTCAGAACGGGATGTCGTCAGTGTCGCGCCGCTGAGGAGTGGTGGGGCGCCGCGAGGGGGCGCGGGGCGCCTCGTCGTGCTCGTCGCTGGTGGGCGCCGCTTGCCGGGCCGGAGCCACGACCTGCGCGTCGTCGGCCTTGATCTCAGCGACCGTGCGCTCCTGCCCGTCCTTTGCCGTGTAGGTGCGGTAGGTGAGCTGCCCCGTCACCTCGACTGTGGCGCCCTTGTGCGCGCGCTCGGCCAGGAACTCAGCAGCCTTGCCGAACACGGTGACGGCGTGCCAGTCGGCCACGGTCTGCCACTCCGCGCCGACCTTGGTGCGGCGGTTGGTGGCAAGGCGCAGCTCAGCGATGGTGGTGTCGCCGGCCTTCTTGATGATGGGGTCGGCGCCGAGCCGACCGACGAGACAGATGCGGTTCACTTGCTCTCTCCGGGGTGCAGAATGGTTTTCACGATGGGCGCCAACTGCGCCTTGGTCATGCGCTCGGCATCGGGCGCGCGCGTCAGCAGCAGCTCGTCAGGGTCGACCACTCCCTGCTGCTTGAGGTAGGCGCAGGCGGCAGCGAAGGGCGACAACTCACCCTTGGGCGGCGCGGCGGGCGGCGGCGGCGGCGCCTCTTCGAGCCCCAGGCGGTCGCGGCCGGACCAGTCCATGTCATCCTCCTTGTCGACGCGCGGCGCCAGCAGCAGGTCGCGCAGCAGGTAGCCGAGCCCCGTGGTGCGGGCGCTGGCCAGGGCCTTGTCGAGCGGGCGCCCCTTCTCGGGGACCACCGGCCAGTGGGTCGACAGCTCCATCGTCTGCCCGGTGGCGGGGTGCGCCAGCTCCCACCCCATGACGGCGACGGCCGGCACGCCGAGCGCCACCATGTCGGCGCTGGCAGCCAGGTGCGTGGTCAGCGGGAGCAGGACCAGTCCGGCCTCGTGGAGCGCGGCGCGTGCGTCGCGGATCATGCTTTCGCTGGACACGTACTTGTACTTGTGGAAGTCGTTGCGGGAGTCCTTGAGTACGCCGGGCAGGAGCTGCTGGGCGAGCAGCAGCGCTTCGCGCAGAGACTTGGGGGTGTTCTTCTTCTCAGTCATCGGTGTTCTCCGGGGGCAGGGGACGGGGGGTACGCTGGGTAGGGTTACGGCCACGGCCCAGGATGAGCCGCCCGTACACGGCGAGGGCGGCAGCGTCAGCCACCCCGTCGTGCGGCTTGCGCCGGTTGCCGACGCAGAGATCGAGGTTCGGAAGGCGGCGCTCGCACCATGCCATGACGGCTGCCTTGGGGTCGGCGTCCTGAGGGATGCCGAGAGTCTGGTGCCAGTGCGCCGGGGTCGGCTGCTCCCAGGCCCAGCCGCGCGTGGCGACCGAGCCGACGATGAGGCCGATGCCAAACGCGGCGCGCGCCTGCGAATGCAGCCCCTGGTGCGGGCGCAACTGCACCGCCTCCACCACCGTCAGGGTGGGCGCCTGCCCGATGGCAGCCTGCATGGACGCCAGCGCCCGAGGGTACGCCACCTCAAGGTGGGCGCGCGGCCCGAGGTAACCATCGGCGCCGTCTGCCCAGCGGACGAGCAGTTGATCGTCGGGGCCGAGGGCGACCATCGCACCCTTGAGGCCGGGGTCAATGCCCAGGACCCAGGTGCCACGGTCGAGCGCCGCGAGCGCGGACAGTTGATGGAAGGTTGTCATTCGGGGGCCAGCTCCCAGCGGTGGATGGCGTGGTAGAGCCGCGAGCGCGGGGTGGGCCGGCGCCCGTAGCGGGTGAAGCCGTGGACCGGCGGCCCGCTCCCCACCCAGCACCACGCATGCGAGCGGCGCACATCGTAGAACCGCTCGGGGTGCCCCCAAACGGCGTCCTCCCTGGTGCGGACCAGCACCAGCGGCTCGCCCGCAAAGAAGCTGCTCCACCCCGCGCCGGCGCGCGCCACCCACTCGACGGCGCCCGCCAGCTCACGCGATGGCAGGTGCGCGTCAGTAGCCGGGCGCTCGACGAGGGTGATGCTGGGCATCATGTGCGCGTACTCGTCGGGGGTGGGCTGTGCCTTGGCCGGCAACAACCGAGCGCCACCGAGCGCCACCGAGATGCGCGATACGATGGGCATGTCGAGGCCGTAGCCGTCGACGCGCAGCGCGTCATAGTCCACCGGCTCATCGGGGCGCGGCGGCTTCGGTTGCGCCAGCAGCGCCGTCTTCTCAGCCTCACCCTCAGCGGGCGGCTTGAGGCCGTTGCGTACCGCGATGTCGATCGACGCACACTGGTAGCCGATGGCGTCAGACCATCCCAGGTGTTTGTGCCACAGCACAGCCAGCTCCATCGAGCGGCGCCACCGGGGCAGCAGGTCGTCGAGCCACGCGCGGGTGAAGGTGCCATCCTCCACGCGGCGCCGCGCTTCTTCAAGGGGCATCATTCGCATCGGGCATCTCCAGAGACAGGCGAGGATAGACGTCGTTCAGCGCGGCGGACAAGCGCCCTTCGGTCACGCCGTCACGGATCACAGTCCCGTCAGCGTGCGACACTTCCCACCACCCGCTGCGACGGTGCAGCAGGAGACGGGGCACGGCGCCCTCCAGCAGTAGCCAGAGCGGGCCGTGCTGCGCCCACGCCCAGGGAGCGGGCACCACGAGGGGAGGGATCACGACGCACCACCAACGGGCGGAAGGTGAGGGTACACGGCGGCGCGCGCGGCCACCCATGAGGCGGCCAGTTCGTCGAGCCCCTGCGCGCGCAGGCGCAGGATCACAAGGTCGAGCAGGCCAGGTTGAGGGGCGCCCACCGAGCCGGCGGCCCAGCGGCGCATCGTCGCATGGGGGAAACCGATGGCGCGCTCCACCGCTTTCCAGTTGCCGTAGTGGAGATGCAGCAGCTCCACGGCGGGGCGCAGGGGGGAGAGGTCAAGGGGCATGTCAGTCCTCCAGAGTGGCAGAGATGGTCATCAGGCCGACAAGCGCAAGGGGAATCCAGGCGGCGTGCCAGACAGGGATGCCGGTGACAGCGAGCAGGAACGCGCCGACAAGGGCGGCTCCACCGATGAAGCGGGCGACGGTCAAGGCGCACCCCCAGCGCCGCCGACCAGCAGCAAGGGGAGGCAGGGACCGACAACGCAGCCGGCCACGAGGACCACGAGACAGATGGCGAGGACAGACAGACAGCCGTTCGCCGTGGCGGCCAGCTTCTCGGTTTCAGACTTGGGCATAGGGGCGCTCCATGTGCAAGGGTGTATCAAGGTGTGCGCGGGTGCGCAAGTGAGGCGAGGGACACGAGGTATCGCGCGAAGTCGGGCGGAGTGATGTGGCGGCGCGTCTTTGCCATGCGCTCCACGAGCCCGGTGGGCTGGGGGCGAAGCGCGGGCAGCAGCACCGCTTCACGGGGCACCCCCACGAGGTACAGCCAGGTCGGTTTGGGCGCTGCGTGGCCCCACCACCCCTGCTCGACATGGAGCGTGTAGCCCTCGTGCCCGTCGGGCAGTTCGCCCGGACGGGGCAGGTCGGCGGCGTCCCAGAGGCGGGAGTGTGCAGGATGCTCCAGCACCCCACCCCACCGGCGGACCTGCCCCACTGCCATGAGGGCCAGCGTCGCATCCTGCTTGCACCGGTGGGCGTAGCGCCCCCAGGGACCGCAGGGAGGGTGGGCGATGACGGGCGCCGGGCCGGGGTAGCGGCGGGCGTCACGCTCGGCGCCCCAGCAGTCAAGGCCAAGGGCGGCGTAGGGGCCGCGCTTGACGTCGACATAGAGGGCGGCGGGCGGGAGGGGCGCAGTCATCACACCACCCCAGGACCACCGAGAGGGGCCTTCTTCTTTGCGGCGGCGGCGGCGCGCTCCGCTGCGCGCTCCTTCCCAGCGCGGCGGATAGCGTAGAGCTGGGCGCGCATGTCGGCTACGTCCTCGTCGTGCTCGTTGGCCCGCGCAGCAGCGAGGGCGGCGCCCATCTCGTCAGGCCACGCGCCCGCGCCGGGCGTGGTGGGCAGCAGCTCCAGCAAGGTGAAGGCGGCGCACCCCAGGGGCCAGAGGTAGCGGGCGCACCCCGAGTCGGGGCGCACCACGTACCACGCACCGTCGACGCACACGGGCGCCCAGCGGCCGGCCTTCACAGCTCCACCCCGTCGAGCCAAGCGGCGGCGCCGGGGGCGGTCGAGCGGGACAGCGCGTGGTCGATGTCGGCCAGCGTATCGACCAGCTCCTGTGAGCCGTCGAGGTACGTCACCACCCAGCCCTCCGGGGCGCCGGTGTAGGTGTCGAGCCAGAGGCGCAGATGGTCGAGGTAGATGCAGCCGTCCTCGCCTTCAGCGGCGCGCGGGTAGGCCAGCAGGATGTCAGTAGCGGAGAGCATGTCAGGCTCCAGGGGTGAGGGGCAGTGGGCAGTCAGCGGGGGAGCTGCGCTTGAGCGGCTTCGAGGAGGCGACGGGCGCCGGCGGCGCGGATGCGCGCGGGGCAGGCGGCGCGGATGTGGGCCGGCATGTCGGCGCGGCGGCGGCCGAGGGCCAACAAACAGAGGGCCACGGTGGCGTAGTCGCCGGCGCCGCCGGCTTCAATGGCGAGGGTGCGGAGGTTGGAGTCGGTCATAGCGGGTACTCCAGTGGTGAGGGGCAGTGGGCAGCGAGCCCCGAGGTACAGCCGGCCGGTGAACCGGGTGCAGCTCGGGGCGCCCCGCCGAGGGGGCGCGGCGCGTCAAGCGCGAACGCGGGTAGGCAGGTGCGCGGTCAGATTGCGCCAACCTGTGCCCGGGTAAAGACGTAGCGCCCGCAGTAGTCGGTGCCGAGGAAGTCAACCTGCGCCTTCATGGGCACCGCGCCATACGCCCGCGTGTAGCGCCGCCAGTCTTCGCGCGCCTGCTCGACGGTGACCACCGTGATCTCGTGACCGTTGATGCAGTCGGCCACGAGGTACATCATGCCCGGCTCCTGCGCGGGGATGAAGCTGACATAGTGCGGTTCGCCAGTCCGCGTCGCATTGAGACACCGAAGACCGTGCGCGGTGCCGGTGTCAGAGGAGAGGATGCGGGCGCGGGTTGCGGTGTCGGTCATAGCGGGTACTCCAGGGGTGAGGGCAGTGGGCAGTGGGCGTGGCGCCCCGTGCGAGAGCGGCGCGGGGCCGCTACCGGACGGCGCACCCCGCCCCGCTTGCGCGGGGGAGGGCGGCGGGCTGGGCTACCGGAGCGTGGTGTCAGTCACCACGTAGAACTCACCCTTGTAGGTGAACTCATCGATGTCGCCGCAAAGCATGTCCCGAGCGAGCGCATCGAAGTCGACGTACGGCGCAAGGGACGCGGGGATGCTGTACCGCTCGCACGCGTACTCCTCAGCGTACTCCTCAGCGTGCCCGTGGTAGAGCGGAACGCCCTCGGCGCAGTCCAGCAGCTCGTCAGCGCACGCGGGGCGCATCCCCTGGACGCTCAGCAGGTAGAACGCAGACGGTGCGTTGCCGTGGTTCAGCATGTCGTCGAGCTTGAACAACTCCTCAGCCGGCATGCAGTGGGCGGCGCACTCCATCAAGCGCCCGTGTTCACCGTCGATGACGTCTACTTCCCACTCTTCCGTACCGCGCGCAGCGAACCGGGAGAGGACGGCGCGCAGCTCGTCCGCGTCGTGGACGTACGCGCCGGGGGAACCGTCGTAGGGGTTGAGGTAGAGGACGAGGGAGGACGCGGGCGCGGGCAGGGTGGCGGGGCTCATGGTCGATGACTCTCCAGGGTGTAGCGGTGTCGGGGCGGG